GGCTAGATCAGCTCCGAGGTCATGCGAGCGGTGCCCTGGATGTCGCGCACCGCCCAGAAGGCATCCCGGCGCAACTCGTTCGCCTGGGCCGCGCGGATCTCGGCGCCGTCGTTGGCCCGGCCGGTGGCCTCGATGCCCGCATAGCGTTCCAACAGCGACGCTCGTGTCAGCGCGTAGACCGCAGTCTCGAACTGGCCGACCTTCACGCTATGGCCATTGATGGCCAGCGCCGGCACATCTGCCAGCGTCGCATGGCCGGCGGCCGCCTGCGTGGCCCACCAGGTGGCCAGGTCCTGCACTACGCTGGACAGCGCAGAGGTCGCAGCGTGCGTGAGCCGGGCGGCCGTTACCGCGCCGTCGAGCGACACGGTGTCACGCAGCTTGGCCAGATCGATCACAGGCCAGAAAGGGCCGGCGTTGAGCGTGCCCAGCGGGCTGGGGTCTTCGGACGGTGTGGTCACGACCAGGGGCGGGCCGGATGCGATCAATGACATGGTCGGGCGTCGGGTGGGAGGAATAGGGGGGCGGTGGTCGCCGTGCGTTGTGGTGAGGACCTAACCTTTCACGCGGCACGGCGAGCCGCCCGGCACCGGGGGTGCTCGGTCGGGCTACTTCGCGGCAGCGGGCTTGCGGCCCGGTTTCGCGCGCGCAGTAGCGGCTTTGGGGGTGGCGGTTGCCGTCTTTTTGGCAGCCGTTTTGTTATTGACCACATCCGTCTTGGGCGTGGGTTCAGCAGCAGCCGCGGCTGTGTCGGCGACGGGCGCCGCTGCAACAGCCGGCGAGGCGTTGACGTCGGGCAGCGTGACCTTGCCGGCACTGGCGGCGGCGAGCTTGCGCTCGATGCGCTCGATGTCTTTCTTCACACCACTTTCGGGGTCGATGGACAACGCCGCATGCAGCATCGAAAGGGCCATCTGAAGGACTTCTGCCGGGAGCTTCTCGAGATCCGGCGACTCGGCGGTTTGCACCTTGCCCAGCAGCGCGTAAGCAGTTGCCTTGCGGAGCTTCGCCCGGGCTTGGTCGGGCGCGTCGCTGGCTTCGGTCAACGCGCCGGCGCCGATCAGGTAGTGCACCGGCTCGATGTCGTCGGCGACCATTTCCGGTTCACCGGCAGCGTTGGACCCACGCTTCAGTGGCGTCCACTGGTTGCGCAGATACGCGTCGGAAAACTCGTCGATCAGCACCGTCGCCGGCGTGCGGTTGTAGTGGTCCGGCAGCGCCAGGCCATGCTTGAGAACGTAGGCACCGATGTCGAGCGCGATGGAATACGCACCGGCGTCGATGGCCCACACCATGACCGTGGTCAGCACGATATCCTGCGCGCCCTGGCCCTTGGTCAGCACGCCGTCGATCCAGGGCAGGTACTCCAGCAGGAGACGCGCCTTGGTGCGGCGCTTGAGCAGGATGGATTCGATCTGCTTGAGCGTGCGCTTGTCGGCGGCCAGCTTGGCCATGTACAGCTGGTACTCGCTGCCTTGGGTTTCCTCGCCGAAGGGGGAGGCTTGGGCGGCTTGCTCGGCGAGAACTCGGGCGCGGTGGCGTTGAAATGGGCTGAGTGGCATGGTGGGGTCGCAGGTTGATCGGAGGGAAGGCGAACCGCGTCCGGCGGTCCGCTCGGTCGGCTTTTAAGCGGCTGCGAACTCGATGTTTTCGATCAGTGCGCCACGGCCGTAGTCTTCGACCACATAGGCGTCATTCGACGATTCGAAGTTCTGGATGGCGTCGACCTCGGGCACGTCCTTGATGAGGCGACGACGTGCGCTGATCTGCCAGTACAGAGACAGGTTGCTCATGGTGGTGATCAGGACCTTGCCTGCCGGGAAGTAGGGGACGGCCACTGCCGGCACGCCGCCCACGCGCTTTTGGCTGATGACGATGTCGGTGGCCAGCGTCTCGGTCGCGGGCTGGCTTTGATTGACCAGCGGGAAGTACTTGTCGTGCAGAAGGTCGCGGCCCATGATCGCGACCAGCTTCGGATCGCCTTGGTGCCAGGGGTCGATGAAGCTGTTGATGGCGTCATAGACCACAGCGTCGAGGTTCTTGAAGTCGCCATCCGGGCCAATGACGATCTTGGTCGGATCGGCGCCGCCCTTGGCGACGCGGTCGGGTGCATGGAGGCGGTACTTCTGCAGCCAGCCGATGTTCACGTCCTGCAACAGCGGGTTGGCTTCGAGATCGGTGGCGGCAGCCGCAGTCGTGCCGTTGAAGCCGATGGTGATGCGGTCCAGCGCCTGGCGCTGCACGATGGAGTCGCGAAGGCGGGTCTGGAAGTCTGCGAAGCCCGCCCAGGCATCCAGCAATTGGTAAGGGATGGACGTGTCGAAGTCCGTCTTCTTGCAAAGGTAGTCGGCTTCGGTCAGATCGGCCACATTGCGGGGCTTGCGCACGCCACCGGCTGCGGTGTTGGTGCGGCTGGCAATGGGGCCTTTGACGCCCACGCCGACGCGTGCGCCCATCATCTCGGTCACGCCGATGACGTTGATCGCAGCGAGGAAAGCGCTGGATTCCTGGATGCGGGTCTCGAGCGTTTGCTGCACGCGCGGTTCGACGCTGAATCGAACGGTTGCTTTGTCAACGCCGTTCAGTTTGGCGATGGCCGTCGTGAAAGCGTCGTATTTGATGCGGGTATCGTTGCGCATGTGAGTGCCTCAGTGAAATTGGGGTGGTGTGCTTCGAATGCTGTCGGGGATCAGCAGTCGGTCTTGATGTCGCCTTGGCCGCCACTGGCCGGCGGGCGGCGGCCCGGTTGTTCCGTGTTGTCCATGACCGAGTACTTCTGCTCGAGCTCGGCGACTTTGGACGCCATCGTGTCCAGCGCGGTCTTGGTGTCGGCCTGGTGTTTTTCCGTGGCATTGACGTGCGAGGCGAAGTGCTCGCCAATCGCGTTCATGCCATCGGCCACAGCAGCAAATCGCGCATCGTCGGTCGTTGCCTTGCCCTTGAATTTGGCAATGGCCCCGTCGATGGTGGAACGGAACATGGCGACCAGGCCCTGCCCGGCGGCTTCGTCCGCATCAAGCTCCAGGATCAGTTCTTCGGTGGCCGTGCTGAACAGATCGTCCGGTTGTTCCTTGCGACCCTTGAGGTGACTGGCATTCGGGTTTTGGGCGCAGAACTGCAGCAGCTCCGTGCCCAGGCTGGCGGGGTTGTCGGTCACGGCCAGTCCGATGAGATAGGGCTTTCCGGTGTCCGCGAAATTGGGACGAATTTCCAGCGACGAATAGACCTTCTGGCGGCCCTTGTTCAACTGGACGAGTTCATCGGTGGGGTCGATTTGCGCGAACAGTGCCAGTTTTTTCTTGCCGCCGATTTCGACTTCCTCGGTCCTCAGTGCGAGCACGTCGCCATAGGACTTGAAGGCCGAGTCGGGATAAAGACTCCGGATGTGCTCCATGTTGATCCGAGCGCCGTACAGGTTGGGGTCGTAGGAACTCGCAACCTGTTCGAGCGTCGACCGATCGATCTCGCGGCCGTCGGTCGTTGCGCCTTCGAGAGCGACGCGAAAAAACTTGTATTTCTTGGCCATGGGTGGATGTGCCTCGCTGGGAGTTAACAGGGACGCAAAGGGTGGTTGGTGCGTGTGTTCCCATGTTGATCCGGGCTCCGCGCGCGCTCAAGCCGCGCACTGTGTGGCGGTGACGGGCACGGATGCGAGTGCTGGCGATAAGGGGGAGGCGTCGGCAACCTTGACGGCATGCCAAAGAAGAAAGCCGCAGGGGGCAGCGTTGCCCCAGTATCCAAGAGAGAGCCCGCTGCCCCGTGGGAGGACGAGGGGCTCGTGTGTGCCGTCGAAGAACCGCCGGCAGCGGGCACTCAGATTGCCACGCTGACGCCTGAAGCGCAACCCCGGACTGCCGCACGATTCCTGTACTGGCAAGGGTGGCGGATCAAGCTCATTGCCGAAAAACTGGGCCTGCCGCCCACGACGGTTTACGGCTGGAAAGACGCTGAGAACTGGGACAAGTTCACGCCTCTGGAGCGCGTTAACGGCGCGCTCGAATTCCGCATGGTCCAGTTGATCATGAAGGACACCAAGACCGGTGGTGACTTCAAAGAAATCGACTTGCTGGGCCGGCAGCTCGAACGCACGGCGCGGGTCGAGAAATACAAGGAAACCGGCAAGGAAGGTGACCTCAATCCGGCTATCGCCGCGCGCAACGCCGGGCCGAAGAAACGGCCCAAGCGCAACCAGTTCAGCGAAGCGCAGGTTGAGCGCCTGGTCGAGCTGTTCCACGAGGGCAACTTCGCCTACGGCAACCGGTGGTTCGAAGCGCAGAAAGAGCGCACGCGGATCGTGCTCAAGTCGCGGCAGATTGGGGCCACCTACTACTTTGCGCGCGAAGCGCTGATCCGCGCCATCACCGAGGGACGAAACCAGATTTTCCTTTCCGCCTCGAAGGCGCAGGCACACATCTTCAAAAACTACATGATCGCTTTCGCGCGCGAGGTCGACGTCGACCTTGGCGGCGACCCCATCGTGCTGTGGAATAACGCTGAGCTGCACTTCCTCGGAACCAATGCGAAAACTGCGCAGGGCCGTAGCGGCGACTTCTATTTCGATGAGTTCTTCTGGGCAGGTGGTTTCACTGCGTTGAACAAGGTCGCCAGCGCCATGGCCACACACAGTCACTGGAGAAAGACATATTTCTCGACGCCCTCGGCCAAGTCGCATGAGGCGTATCCCTTCTGGACTGGCGAGGATCTCAAACGTCGGAGCGACAAGACCAAACACCTGCAGCTCGACCTCAGCCACCGCGCGCTGTCCGATGGCATTCGCTGCGCGGATCGCCGCTTCCGCCACATCGTGACAATTGAGGATGCGGTCCGAATGGGCTGCAACCTGTTCGACATCGACGAGCTGCGCAGCGAGTACTCCGACGACGAGTTTTCCAACCTGTTCATGTGCGAGTTCATCGACGACAGCCAGTCAATGTTTCCGCTGGCCCTTATGCAGTCGTGCATGGTGGACTCGTGGACCGAGTGGGCCGACGACTTCAAGCCGCTCGCGCAGCGCCCATTTGCCCACGCACCCGTCTGGGTGGGCTACGACCCGGCACACACTGGCGACTCGGCCGCACTGGCGGTCATTGCACCCCCGCGCGTGCCTGGCGGCAAGTTCCGGCTGCTGCACCGCCAGCAGTTCCGGGGCGCGGATTACGAGGCCCAGGCCAAGTACATCGAGTCGATCACCAAGCAATACAACGTGGCCTACATCGGGATCGACACGACAGGCATGGGGCAGGGCGTCTACCAGCTCGTGCTGAAGTTCTTTCCGCAGGCGCGGGCCTACCAGTACGACCTCGCCATCAAGTCACGCTTGGTGCTCAAGGCCAAACACGTCATCAGCAAAGGCCGCCTGCAGATGGATGCCGACTGCACCGATGTTGCTGCAGCGTTCATGGCCATCAAGCGTGTGCTGACACCCAGCCAGCGGCACGTGACCTACCACGCTGGCCGCAGTGACGACGTGGGACACGCGGATCTCGCCTGGGCCGTCATGCACGCGCTCGACAACGAAACACTGGCCGGGGATGTCCTCGGCTCCAATTCTTCCGTGGAGTTTTACGAATGAAAAAGCGCAACCGCGCCACGCGTCCCGAGCCCGTCGCCACCATGACCGCCGTGCAGCCCGGTCAGGATGTGGAGGTGTTCACCTTTGGCGAGCAGGAAGTGATTGGCCGGGTCAACCTGCTCGATTACGTCGAGGCGAGTTTCAACGGTCGGTGGTACGAGCCGCCACTGCCGTTCGAGGGCTTGGCCAGCGCATTCCGAGCATCGCCGCACCATAGTTCTGCGATCTACCTGAAGCGCAACATCCTGGCGGCGATGTTCCTGCCGCACCCAAAGCTCTCGCGGGCTGCGTTCTCAGCCATCGCCCTCGACTTTCTGGTGTTCGGCAACTGTTTTGCCGAGGCGCGACGGGCGCTGACGGGGCGGATCATGCGCTTCGAACCGTCCCTCGCTCGCTATACGCGCCGAGGTGAAGACGGCCGGTATTTCTTCGTGCGCAGTTGGAAAGAGGAACACGAGTTCGCCCTCGGCAGCGTCTTCCACCTACGCGAGGACGACATCAATCAGGAACTGTATGGGCTGCCCGAATACCTCAGTGCGATGCAGTCTGCTCTGCTCAATGAGGCGGCCACGATGTTCCGCCGCCGGTACTACGAAAACGGTAGCCACGCCGGCTTCATCATGTACCTGTCCGATGCAGCCG